CCAACGTGTTATAGATGAAATTCAATTCAGGGGCGGAGATATAGATGATGACGATAGTAACGAACCCGAAATTAGGGGTTCATCCGTACTTCCAACACTTAAAGAGGCTATGTCTAAGATTGCTCATTATAAAGAAGTATTCAGCCCTCGACAATTAGAATTGTTTGATTAGGCTTTTTGAATCCTAAGATTAGTTTTGATTTATGAACGGAATAACAATAAACAATAGAAATATACCCTATGGAATTGTACATACCCCCTAAGAAAACTAAATCACGTGCAGGGTCAACACCCTACGCAAGTAAGAGGAAAAAGAAACGTAAAAAGAATAAATAAATAAAAGAATTATGAAAGTAGAATTACAATGCGGTGATAGTTTCACCATTCCAGAGGGTTGCAAAGCAATCGTTAAGGACGGAAGTGTAATAATTGAGAAAGGAGAAAAAAATGAAACACAGGAGTTTAAGGACGGGGACGTGCTTGTACTTGTTGTAAACGGGAAAAGGTGCAATACTTTTATTTACAAAAGTACGGATAAAAGGGGTTTTCATTATTACTATGTTGGATTAGACGTATGCAATCAGATTTCTATCAGTGAATCTCCAAGCAACAGGTGGAGTAACAATGATTTATCTTACTCTACCGAAGAAGAAAAGCAACTTCTCTTCGACAAGATGAAAGAGCAAGGGTTAAAATGGAATGCAGAAGAGAAGCGAGTGGAGAAGATTAGGTGGAGAGCGAAAGATGGTAAGGAATATTATTATGTTGGCAATCAAGGAATCCTAATGGTAGATAAAGAAGATGGGCATTGTGCTGATCAAAATAGACACGAGTTTAGCAACTACTTCCGTACCAGCGAGCAAGCCGAAGAGGCTCTAAAGCGTGTGAAGGAAACATTGCGAAAGTATCACGAGGAGATAGGAGAATGAAGATATGAAAGCAAAAGATATAAGTACTTCTAAAAGGAATTAGAGAGTTAGTTCTTTATACATACTTTTTAACGTTATAATTAAGATTATCGAGAGGGCTGCGTTGTGAAACGCGGTCCTCTTTTTTTGCGTGTGTGTGTTTCGTCTTTTCGATTGAAAAAACAATGAATTACACACGGCACACACACTCACACACACGCTGATTATCAATGAGTTACGAAGACCACATTTACACACATCTTACACACATTTACACACACAAGCACTGTTTTTATAGCTATTTTACTCTATTTACACACAAATATAGAGATTACACACATTATTCATCTATAAATAAATTTATAATGTATTGAATATCAGTAACTTATAATTTTGTGTGTAGGTGTGTGTGCTGTGTGTAGTAAAAAACTATATCCCTACATAGCAAGTTGTTTTCTTTTTGTACGAGGAAAAACGACTTGCTTTGTGTATAACATACGCTTTTTTTTACTATATTTGCGACATTAAATATCCTAATTATGAGCGATTTCAATGTCTACATCAAACTTAAACCTTTTGTTCAGCAGTTCATTCAACACGATTTCGGTACTCCTGCAGTCTTCCCCGACAAAGGACCCGAAAATTCGACTATTCATCATTTTGTCATGCGCCGCCCTGACGATAAGGCCCCTGATGTCGAAGAGGACGGACTTACAGCTATTTCTATTCCCGACTCATGTACCAAACCTGCACGCTATTATAACTATTTAACTCCGCGAGGAAAAAAGGCCGTTGCTGAATGCTGCGAGTATCTTTTCAAACGCGCGTTGTGGAAAGAACTCGGCGATATGAGTGATATCGGATGTAATATGATGACGGCTATCTATGCTTGGTGTGAGCAGCATGGTATTGCTATTGATTATGCCGATACTATTCGTCAACGGTGGTACCGATTACGAAATGCATATATAAAGAATAATATAGATCTGACCGAAAAAAACAGACATGAAAGTCCTTTTTGATTTTTTAACAATAAAATAAATCTACGTTATACTGCTTTTTTTTCGCGCGCGAACACTCACAACGAATACATACAATTACGTACTTTTTCAAACAAACACAAACAGATATGAAATTAAACACAATTATTCGCATTACGTTGATACCTGTAAAAAATATTACTTCGTATCGCAGACTTGACAGCACTCATGTTGCTTTAACTCTTAAAACAGACATTGAGCCTTTGTCGCACCTCAAAACACCAGCCTCATTATCTGTATCTTCTAAGGTAGATGATGGTTGCGTATCTTTCACATCTAAGCTCGTTTTTTCAACCTTATGTGACATTGACTGCACACAGAGATATATTGCATTGTGCGAGACTTCTGCAGGAGATAGTATAGCCGTCGGTACTGATACGCGCCCTTATCCTATCATCACTCGTGTTGAAAATCACCCCGACAGCCCTTCAGATAGTCAACTGAACACCTATACTCTAACGTACTCATCCGTCAACAAACCACCTCTCGTTAAAAAATAGGTACTTTTATGCACATATTATATATTATATCTTTGTGCTAAATCTTTTCGATATATGGAATACAAATTCATTATTTCTGGACAAATAGGTGTTGCATTTGATTGGTGGACGGGCCAACGGGGCACGACCGCTAAAATGGTGCGTGACTTCCTGAATGAACACCAAGACGAAGAAGTAGATATCGCTGTTTCTTCGCCTGGAGGTTATGTAGATACTGGTCTTGAAATCTATCAGATGATTAAGGATCATGGTAAAGTGAATATTCACATTCTTGGTATGACCGCAAGCGCAGCAACATTTTTGACCATGGGTGCGAAATCTGTTGATATGGTTGATGGTTCTTTGATGCTTATTCATAATGCTTCAACGGCTGTAATGGAATGGCAGTCTGCGAATAAAGAGCAGCTTGATGCACTGATAGCAAAATATCAAAAAGAACGTGATGATCTGAATACGATAGATAAGGTTATCGCTTCTCTCTATGCTAAGAAAAACGGCAAGTCGGTCGAGGACTGCATGGCTAAGATGCAAAAGGCGGCATGGCTTTCTCCTTCAGATGCACTTGATTTCGGTCTGATTGATAAGATTCGCGAGGATGATGATGCTGCACGCAAAGCTAATTCTATCCGCAACCATTTTAATAACAATATATTTAAAGAATTTGGCCTACCTCCTTTCCCTACAGCTACTGCTGATGAGGTCGTTGATGAGAAAGGTAATCCAACTAAATCGTTTGTCCAAAAGTCGGTGGAGGCGGTTAAGGCTTTTTTCTCTAACAATCCCGCTAATTCTGTAAAAAACATGATTAAAATTTTCAAAAACGTCATGGACTTGCTGAATGTGAAAGACGGCTTCTCACCTGCAGAAGACGGTTCTATCAATCTCACGCAGGACCAGATCAAGACTGTCGATGACCGTCTTGGAACTTTGCAGAAAGACCTTGATGCTGCTAACACAGCCAAGGACGATTTGCAAAAGCAGCTGGATAAGGCTAATGCTGACCTTGCTGCAGCGAATGATAAGTTATCTAATCTTTCTAAAGCTCCGGGTGCAGAAACGAAGAACAACGCTCCTGGCACTGTAGAAGATGAGGACGAGCTTAGCTTTGTCAACAAAGCTCGTGAAATGTACAACACTGTAAAAGATCTCTAAACATGGCTAAAGTAACTATTACTCCTGAAGCACTTGCTAAGAGTGCTGCTTCTTTTCGTCGCGAAATACTGATGATGCCAGTTTTTTCACTCGGTGAATTCTTGAAACATGTTACTGTGCGCACGGGTATTCGCTATTCGGAGACCGTTGGCGAATTGACCGGTGACATGCAAATTGGTCCTTACGATCAGAACAGAGAGGATGACGAGGATGTAAGCATCGTTGCACGTACGCTTTACACCTATTTCGGTAGCGTAGTAAAGAACTTCTCTCCCAACTCTGTATATCAGTCAATCTACGGTTCTGCACTCACTAAGGGTGAGGGGTTGAAGACAACTGATATCACAAGAACTGTGCTGAACTATCTCTCCTCTAAGGTCGGACAAAACTTGTATAAGAGTGTTTGGAAGGCTAAGCGCTCAGATACAGGTACTAAGACCATTGAGCTTTTCAACGGCTTTGATACCATTACCGCGGACGAAATTACGGCTGGTAACATCGCAGCTGGTAAGGGTAATTTCTTGCAGCTTGATGTCACAAAGATTGACGCGACGAATGCTGTCGATACGTTGAAGAAGATTTGGCGTGCTGCTAATGAGCACTTGCGTGATCAGCAATGTAAGCTTTTTGTTCCGCCTTCAGTGCTCGACGCTTACAACGATGACTACAAGACTGTTACGGGTGCTATCCCTTACAACTTGCAGTATAAACAGACTTTCGTGGAGGGTTCTGAAAATCGTTGCGAAATTGTTGCCCTCGCTAACAAGAGTGGTTCTGACTATATTCATCTGACAACAAAGAACAACATGCTCGTTGGCTTGAATCAGATGGGTGAGGATGAAACTGTTGCAGTTGAAAAGCATAAGCCATTCGTGCTGCAGTTCATTATGACGATGTTCTTCGGTTGTCAGTTCGAGTCTATTAGCCCTGAACGCTTGCTTGTTGCAAAGTACAAGGCTTAATATTTAATCTCTAAATTCTAAAAATATGGCTAAAAGTTGTACAGATATGGCCGACATCTATAAGAGTGTCGAGCATTGTCAAGGTCAGGTGTCTATGCCTGGCGCAATTGAAAAGGCTTATTTCATCAAAAAGGCTAAGATAACGAAGTGGCCGAAGCTTCCTTTTGCTGAAGCAACAGACATTGATAAGGTTGCCGTATATGACGGCGACTTTGCCCTCGCTGCTGATGCGAAGTTTCATCGCATAGACCTTATGCCGAACGAGATGGAGCCTGAAAGTGAGCAGGTGGGTGCTTATGGCTCTTACCACTTCAATAACAAGGCGACCCTGCCTATACCTGGCACTGCTGAAAAGGCTACAGGTACTATCGCTATGATGAATAACGATGATGTTATCATTGTTATTTTCCAACGCGACGGCAAGGCACGCATCATCGGTGATCCTGGATTTCACACGAATGTGAAGCCCGCACAGAAGTGGGGTAAGAGTTCAAATGATGCTAACCAAACGAGCATAGAGGCTTCTTGTGAGAGCCTTGTTCCACTGCCTTTCTATCCTGGCAAGCTGGTTACTGATGACGGCGAAATTAGCGGCGCTACAGGTCAGTTGATTTCTCCTGCAGCTGCTGGTGTTCCTGGTGGTTAAAACTTCTCTGTTTTATAACATAACTTCTGTTTCAAGGCACGGCCGGCGTTTGCCGTCGTGCCTTCTTTATTAAAATAATTTATTATGAATGTAGATCCTAAATTTACAAAAGAAATTCAGGAGTGGTTGAATCAAGAACCTCTTCCTTTAGATTCTGCTTCGGCAGGTGCATCTTTGCTTTTGCGTATAGCACCTCGTAATCAAGCTTATGCTCGCTTTCTCTCTTTGTCTCTTCAGCGCCCTGAAGCAATCATTGATAAAATAGTTTATGAGCTAAAGCAACATCTTAAATATCGACTTGACGGCTTAACGCTTGACGAGGTGAATCTCCTTGATAAAGAAGTTATTCCGACTGCTGAAAAACTTCTCGATAATGGCAAACCTGCTGCCGATGATGACGCACTTTTGCTTGATGCTGAGAATAAGCCTGTTATTCCTATTCAAGTGAATATCTCTGATGATAGCGAAAAGCCTTGCTTTGTTCGTCAGTTAGGCCGTCGTGAGGACCACGATAAACTTTCTGAGGAGGTACAGCAGCTGTGGACCGACAATGGTAACCTCTATAAGGATATCAAGGCCTTGTTTGAGGAGTTAAAGGCAATGAATGACTTGCCTTCATGCCAACGCTATGATAAGCTGCAGCTGCTCGCGTCGATGGACGCTAAATATTTCAAGCAGATGGCTGCTTATGATGAAGCAGTCGTTGATATGACTACTCCAACAACGCCCTCGACTGAAAACACGGAAAACACACTTGATAACAGTGTAAATTCTGCACGTAGCTATTTGAGCAAGAATCAATCGAAGCTTGCTACTTTGAAGCTTGCTGTAGAGGGCGAGGGTGCTTCTGATAGTGACCGCGCTGCTTTTACTGATTTGCTTGCGAAGATGCAACAGCGTGTTGATACTATTCGCAAGGCTGGTGCTGTTATCGGTGATGACTTGCGCACAAGTCTTGTTGCTTTAGGTCTTTCTTTCGATGATAAGCAAGAAAATACAACAGAATCTGAAACCGCTGAATAGTACTGCTTTGCAGTGCTATCTCGGCACTGGCATTCACACGCTCGGTTTGCTCGGGTGGATACTCGAACAGACTGGGCGTGCTGATGTCTATGTTTCTACTTTTTCTACGAGCGAAGAGTTCCTGAATGGCTTTCTTAATCTTCGTAAAAAGGGACTTATTCGTCGTGCTGTAATGGTTGCGGACTTGAAAGCTTCAAAGAAGACGGTCAAGCTCAATCAGCTGATGTCATATTGTTTCGATGCTGCTTATTTGGCCATGAATCACTCTAAAATAGTGCTTGTGCAAACGGATTCTGGGCAAACTATTTCGGTAGCTTCAAGTCAGAATAACACTTATGGAGGACGTGCTGAGTGTACAATTATCTCTACTTCGCAGGAAATTTTCCTTTCGCTATATGAGGGGTTGAAAAAAATAATTGATAATAGTAGTGAATTAAATGGAATATACA